ATCCTCAATTGAAAGTTGATGGTGAGTACGGCCCTAAAACAGCAGGTGCTGTAAATTCCTATAATCAGAATAATCAAGCTCCTGAGGCTCCCCAAGCCCCTGAAGAAGAAATACAGCAGACCTTTTAATGAGCAAGAAAATGATCACGCCTCCTAAAAAGGCGAAGAACTTTTGGAATAAGCATGTTAAACGTGGTGTTGTTGTTAGGGGGGTTAATAAGGTAGTTGATTTTGCAAAAGACCCTAAAGGCACTATTATGAATATGTTGGCACCTGAGGATGTTGGCGAACTCCAGGATGGATTAAACCAATCCGGGGCAGAGCCCAGGCTGAAGGTCGACAAGTTCTATGGTCCTAAGACAGCTCAAGCTGTAAAAAACTACAACAATCAGCTTATGGCAGGTGGCAGCGACTATCAGAATGAGGATGCCGTATAATGGGCTGTGGAATACCACGTAAAAAGCATAAGCCTAAAAAGGGCAAGGGTAAGAAGAAGTGATTAAACTTATCGTACTTTCCGTACTGCTTAATCCCGAATTTTCAGAATTCCTCCTCTTGGGAATCCCGAATTCGGAATTACAGTTAGAGCGTAGGCGTGGTGGTAAAGGTGGGAAGAAGCGTAAGCGTGGTGGAAGTGGGCTTAGATAAGTGGCTAATATTAATCTTCACAATGTCTCGGAGCAGGAAAGCGCTCTCGAACTGGCTAAAAAGGACCTAATTGCATTTGGAAAATTATTTTTGCCCGATGATTTCACCCGGAGCGAAACACCTTTTTTCCATTACCAAATTACAGACGCTATGTTCAGCAAGAAAAAGGATGGATCATGGGCCCATCCTAACCTGGCTGTTATTATGCCCAGGGGTCATGGGAAGACCGTTTTAACAAAAGCGGACATTATACATGGATTTATGTTTGCGACCGAGCCACTATTTTATGGTTGGGTCTCAGCTACACAGAAATTATCAGTTGGGAATATGGATTATGTTAAAACTCATCTAGAGTTTAATGAAAAGATAAAATATTATTTTGGAGATTTGAAGGGTAGAAAATGGACAGAGACAGATATAGAGTTAAAGAATGGTTGTAAGCTCATATCGAAATCGAATATCTCAGGGATTAGAGGTGGTGCTAAACTTCATAAAAGGTACGACCTCATTGTGTTGGATGATTTTGAAGATGAAAATAATACCATCACTCCTGATGCTAGGACAAAAAATTCTAATATGGTTACGGCCGTTGTTCACCCTGCTCTTGAGCCTCATAGTGGTCGCCTCCGTATTAACGGTACACCTGTTCATTACGATTCGTTTATTAACAACCTCATCATCAATAGCCAAAGAGCTGCGAAGGAAGGTGATGAAGCCTTCTCCTGGAAAGTGATTTTGTATAAGGCAATTCAGTCAAATGGGGCTGCACTATGGCATAGTTGGTTCCCACTAGAAAAATTAGAGGAAAAGAAGAAATTTTATGCCGATTCCGGTATGCCCTATAAGTACTGGCAGGAATATCATATGGAAGTACAATCTGCTGAGGATTCAATCTTTAATATGAGACATGTTAAATACTGGGATGGGAATTTTGAGTATGATGAGGAAAAGGAAGTTTGCTACCTGCTCAGAGATGGGAAGAAAGAACCAGTTTCAGTCTTTGCAGGTGTGGATCCTGCCACTGATTCTGAAAGACGCGACAGTGATTTCAGTGTAATTATCCTTATTGCGGTTGATCTTAATAATAATATATACGTTTTGGACTATATGAGGAAGCGAGGGCTCCCGGTACTTGGGATCCCAGGTGAAGACAAGAAAGGGATTGTTGATCATATATTTGACTTCTGTCGTATCTACCATCCTAAATTATTTGTAATTGAAGATACCACCATGTCCAGGCCGGTCTTCCAGTCACTTATATCAGAAATGAGAAGAAGGAATGATTTCTCAGTTAAATTTAAAGAAGAAAAGCCTGGGACCCGGCTCTCTAAGAGAGATCGGATCCAGGAGGTATTAGCACAAAGATTTTCAATAGGCAGTGTACATATAAAGAAACATATGTTTGACTTGCAGCATGAGATTGTTACATTCGGCCCAAGGATGGCACACGATGATACAATCGATGCTCTAGCATATGCAGTAAAGTATAGTGGACCGCCTAAAGGCATAGAATTGGAGGATGGGGAGTATAGACGCACCTATCCATCACCTAAGAGTTGGATAGTGGCATGATGAACTGGGGTGAGAAAAGGCGACATTGCGAGTTTAATATTTGGGGCATTTTTTGTATGGCTTGGTTGGCTAGGTGATTACCTGGACCGGAAGCCAATGGGTGGATATTCGTGTCCAACCTATTGTGACGTAGATCACAAATGTGTACCAATAATAGGGGATAAAGATAATGGCAAAGATGAGCAAAGCAGCAGAGAGAGTGTTCAACCTGTACAAGGCAATAAGCGGGGAACACAGGCGCAAGTGGGAGCAGATAAATCAGAGATCCCACGATTTCTTCTTAGACAATCAACTCTCAGCGGCAGAGGAAAAAGCACTAACAGATCAAGGGATGCCAACATTTACGATTAATAGGATTATTCCTATTATAGAGATGCTAACATATTACGCTACAGCCAATGCCCCCAGGTGGCAGGCTATTGGTACTGAAGGATCTGATGCAGAGGTCGCAGCGGTCCATTCCGATATTATGGATTATATATGGTATCAAAGTCAGGGAGAAACATTGTTTCATCAAATAGTTCAAGATGCCTGCACAAAATCTATGGGGCTATTTCGTGTTTACGTTGATGCAAATGCCGATCAGGGCCTGGGAGAGGTTAAGATTGAAAACCTAGATCCATTTGATGTATACATAGATCCCAAGTCTAGAAATATGTTTTTTGATGACGCTGCCTATATGATGATACATAAAATTCTACCCAAGACACATCTTGAAAATATTTTTCCAGGTGAGAAGGAAAAGATAAGGAAGGCCTCAGCTCAAAGCCCACAGGTTAATAATTATAGCAGTAGGGCTGAGGGCGATGATATACAGCCTATAGATATTCAAACTGCCTTTGATATTTCAGGTGAAGACGATCCCCTTATAGATTATTATGAGCTTTATGAAAAGATTAAGATTGAATTTATGAATGTGTTCTACAGGGTTGAGCCTACCCCTGAGCAGGAACAGGAAGTGGCTGATAGGGTTGCGGAGGATATGAAGGGATTCGTTGCTGAAATGGGGGTCCAGGAAGAAGAACAGGAATTGCAATTGGATCAGCAACTTCAAGAGGGTGCCATGATAGAGGCAAGATATACCCTTGAAAAGCAAAAATTGAAAGATGGATTAAAGGAGACGGTCTTGCAAGAGAGAGAGGAAAGATATGGCAAGGCTATGGATGAGATATCTGCTGTGCAGCAAGCTATTTTATCCAGGAAAGAGTTTGATGTATTTATGAAAGAGGGGACTATTAAAAAACACCTGGAGAGTGCAACCTCTTTCTATCAAGAGAAAATCCAACTTACCTGTGTTGTGGGCGATATGTTACTATATGAAACTATGCTACCGGGAGAAGATTATCCAATTATACCAGTCCACTATAGATGGACAGGTACTCCATACCCGATGAGTGCGGTTGCACCACTAGTTGGAAAGCAGCAGGAAATTAATAAATCTCATCAGCTTATGGTCCATAATGCTTCTCTCGGTAGCAGCCTTAGATATATGTACTATGAAGGATCTATTGATACAAAACAATGGGAGCAGAACGCCGCCGCCCCTGGGGCACTACTACCAATTCAGCATGGATATGACCCCCCAACAATAATTAACCCCGCACCACTTACTAATGCTTTTGGTGCAATAGTCCAGGAAGGTAAAATGGACATGGAATATCTTGCAGGTATATATTCTTCAATGCAGGGCGATACTGGCGCGCAACATGAAACATATAAAGGCCTCCTGGCCCAGGATGAGTACGGGACCCGTAGAGTTAAAAGATGGATGAAGACATCGGTTGAACCGTCCCTTAGGCGGCTT